GACACAGCTTTGTCTGATGCAGATAGATACCCGCTTAAACTTGAGGATCTAATTGTCATGGACATAGATAATGACAAAGCTCCAGAGAAAGTGGTGTGGGGAAGAGCAAGAGACAAAATCATTGACATCCCCAACGTAGGACTTCCGGGCGATTATTTCTACCCTCCTATACAAATAGTGGGCGACTATATTAACTATACTGGATCAGTCCTTGCCATTGACCCAAGTGGACGAGGTAAAGACGAAACAGCATTTGCTGTAGTTAAGATGCTTAATGGGACACTCTATGTCATAGACTTCGGAGGTATTGCAGGAGGTTACTCAAGTGAAACCTTACAAGCCTTGAGTGTGATAGCTAGGAAATACTTGGTCAACGAAATATTGATTGAGTCTAACTTTGGGGACGGGATGTTTATGGAACTCCTGAAACCCACACTCACTAAGATTTACCCTTGTACTATTGAAGAGGTTCGACATAATATCCAGAAAGAGAAAAGAATTATTGACACACTAGAGCCAGTAATGAATCAACATAGGTTAGTGATTGACCAGAAAGCCCTAGAGAGAGACTACCAGTCCGTTCAACATTATCCACCTGAATCACAAAGTAAGTACATGCTTGCACACCAGATGACGAGGATTACAAAAGATAAAGGTGCCTTGGTTCATGATGATCGTCTTGATGTCTTGAGTATGGCTGTGGCATACTGGGTTGAACAAATGGCATCTGATGTCGACATAAGAATGACAGAGAGAAAAGATGGTCTGCTGGACATGGAACTACAAAAGTTTCTAGATAATGCAACATACCCATTAGGTACTATACACGAAGAAGAAATACCTAGATGGGTAAATACTTAGGTACACATGTGTTATAAACTTTAGTATACGTTTGTTTGTGTGTGTGTACGTGTGTTTCTGTTGATTGATGCATGTGTACCTTGTTACATGGGAATAATTTGGTGAAAAAATGGGAAACCCTATAGCGATACGAATGGCACGAAATTCCCCCATGCGTTCATTCATTTATTAGTGTGTACAAACGATCAAAGGTAGTGGGTACTCACTTGTTTTATTAGTGTGTGCTAACTTATTATGTTTGTATCCACTGGTTTCACAGGTTTGCATGTGTTCACTCTTGTTGTTTGTGTACACTTGTTCACTTTATTAGTACATTTGTTGTTAGTTTGTTAGCATTTGTTCACTTTTGTTGTTTGTGTTGGTTTATCTGTTTTTTTTATTCATACTAACTTATTTTGCTATTCAATATATTAAACAACATTCCATTATATAAAACAATTGTATCAAATTGTATCATTGATTGACTTTCTTTTACTTATATTATAATATGGTGGAGACTGCATTATTTTGCAGCGTGCAAAGTATTGACAGTCTATTGCTAATCCATAAACCAAAGGGGTACAAATGGATGTATTAGAGGATAAGTTGACAGTAGATGAGAAACTCATACTGTTTAACACTTGCAAACGTGCTTTAGACATGGGCATGACTAAAAATACACCTTATCATTACGACTTAAAAATGATTAAGTCACCAAAGTTTCAAACACTTGAAAAAGTGTTGTTTTTACTGGCAGAAGAACTATTAAAAGACAGTAAAAAACCAGAGTTCAACAAATGGGGCTTAGACAACTTTGTTACATCAATGAAAAAGCCCGACTTAATAAGTGAAGGTGAAACTATTCAAAGTGTTATTAGTGGGTATGTAGAGAACTAATACAAACCACTTACAAACACTTGACTAAAGCACGTTTGCATTAATTTGTGGACGTGCTTTTTTTTGGCTTAAAAACAATTTATTTTTAGTTGTGGTAGAATAGTATTCAAATTAGCACTCACTTTGTTTTTTTGTGTTGCGTGAGTTCTGATACACAATGAGCTTTTAAATTGTTGTAGTGCTTGTTGTGAGTTCTTTGACAACCTATAATTGGTAACACTATGTCAGTAATAATTGATGGTGTTCCGCATGTAGTGGCTAAGCTCAAATCAGAAGGTAAACCAAAGACTTCAAACTGTTGGCATGTACCGACTAATGTACACAATCCAAAGGTTTTGCAGTCTAGGGTGAACCGTCAACGAGTGGAAGCCAAAGCCTTCAAAGGTAAAAATGGTGCTTGTATTACTTTATATAAGAATCATTCAGGCAAATCATGCGGACGAACACTTGAACAAGTTTTATCTAGCATAAACAGATAGAACAAAACCCGCTTGCATTCAGTTGTGAGTGGGTTTTTTTGTATCTCAAAACAATTTATTTTTAGATGTGTTATAATAGATACAGATTAAAAATTAATTTGCTTTGCATAACTCTTGATTGTAGTTTCAAAACATTTAATTTTTAGTTGTGTTATAATAGATGTAGACGAATTGAACTTTTTTGATACAGTATATATAGAGAATACAGAAAGCAAGTATCTTTCAAACGAATTTAAGTGGCCTTATGAGTTGAGGAGGTGTGGAACTGTAGTGGTTCCTGAAATGGTTTCCGTATGGAAACTTGTATGGAGTGGAGGGTGCGAATCTTCTATTGGACAAATTGATCATTTGTTACGGATTCTCGCTAGTACTCAACTTATAAAACGAATTTAGACTGATGAGGTAGGGATTCTGGGGTTCATGTTACCAGATGATGGCAGGATGTTGGCGAGGGTTTCAGTAAAGCCGTGTAGTCAGTCTTTAAAGCTAACTAGGCTTTTCTAGGTTATGTCTAGCTAGTTCTTTGAAAAACCTAGTAATGTTAATCAGTAATGGAGTTGAATTATGAGATTCATCAAAACTGTTGCTGGCTTGCATGATCAACCTTTGAATCAACACAATTTGCAACCCGGATCATGGGTTCGTACTGGTACGAATGGTGTTGAGACCAGCAAAGGTGTACTCATGGGAACTATTGTGGGAAAGCCAGTTATTGTAGAGGATGTAGGACAGTCACGAGACTTGTTTCGTCAACAGATGAAGCAGGAACGTCAATTCGTTAAGAAGGTGAACGAACTGATAAACTAGAAACCTAAACTAAGGGGGATAATGTATAAAACGCACAATCCAATGGTGCGTAAATATGCTCAACAAAATGCTAAGAATCTGGAACGAGTGATTGCGTTTGTATTTGCTAGTATTAGAGTGCAAACCAGTTTGCTACCACGAATGATGAAGGAATTCAGGAAGCGTGGTATCAACTCATCTTGGATTTGGGGCAACAAGAGGACAGGGATTGATTACGTGCGGAAGCATAGGCAAGACCTGTACGATAGGATGATGAGCATTTTACGTGCTAAAAAGGCAGATTGTGCATTAGAATTAATGATGTTGTTCTTGGAAGTACCGGGTTTGGGGTTACCTAAATCTGGATTCGTGGTACAACTGGTAGCTGGTAAATCGGGATGTATGGATGTACACAACTTAAGACGTTATTGTCCAAATGAGGATGCGTCTAAAGGTACACCAAGCTGGTTACAGACTAGTGGTCAATCGGATAGGATCAAAAGAATTAAGGCTGGTGCATATTTAGAATTAGTAGATAATAGTGGAGGAACTGGAAAGATGTGGAATGGATGGTGTACTCACCTACAAATGCTATATCCACACCATTTTAAAACGCCAAATGATGTGTCAGCATTACACATGTGTATTTGGTAAGCGTAGAGTTGGGCGGGAATTGGCGGTACAAACTCTAAACCAATAACTAAGGAATAATATGAGTGAACAAAAGAAAGGTGTTCACCATGCTATCGTGATTAGCTATTATAGTGTCTCAAAGGATGAATACATTCCAATTGAAGACATGGCACACGAGCATTTGGTGAATGTAATATATAAGTCTGTGACAATGCCAGATAAATATTTGGCTAATTTTAGAATACGAGACAAGAAGAGTAGAGCATTTGACGATGCAACTCTGAGCCTCGGAGTGAGTCCAAACTTTATGGAGACTATTGGTGTGGTATCTGATCCTACCTGACCTGCTGATATACTTCACTATTTTCTTTGGTGGAGTATTGACAGGAATACTCTCAGTTTTAATGGTTATACTGTTATACTGTAGAGATGGAGGAAGTATAAAGATACAATATTCAGATACAGATAATATTAAACAAGAGGATTACTAATGTCAATGTTTTACTGTAATTCCTGTGATATGCTGGTGGATTCAGATGCAGTTCTATTTGTCTATGAGGATGAATCAGATCAATGGACATGTGCAAACTGTTTGGAAGCTGATCCAGACATAAATGAGGAAGATGTGTTACACAGATTTAATGTGAATAATGTAACACCATTTAAGATAGAAAGGACTACATTTCATGGTGATGATGTAGACTATGGAGGGTACAAGCATAAGTATGACGAACCATACACAGATAGAGGGGGAACTGATGAGTAAAGAGAAGAACTTAATGAATAAAACCAGACCAGTAGAGAATCCATATGAGATATGGAGGTCTCCAGATGGTACATGGGAGTGGAGAGTTCTCAAGAAGTGGCAGAAGCCATCAAAAGAGAAGAACA